CTCGATTGTGACCAAATAGCCGTCTTTGGTGTTGTTGCTTTCCACGATTCCCACGTGATCGGATACGCCGCCGTCCCAATCGAAGTAAACAACATCCCCAGGCTTGGCATTCTTGGCTAGAACAATTTTCTTGGCCTTTTTCGCCGCCGCTAGCATGGTTGGACAATATGCACCTGGCAAACCCGCGCATTTCGCCTTAGCCTGGTTGAAAACCCAAGAAACGAACATAGCGCACCATGCAACGCCGCTAGCGCCGAAATCGTAGTTATTCGCGTCCTTATCTACGTTCTTTTCGTACCATTCGCCATACTTGGTGCCGTTCTTTTGCCCGATCTGCGTAACGGCAACCTCTAGCACCTTAGCAGCCGTGTTGTTAGCCGCCTTTGTGGTTGCTTGCGTGGTTTCCTGCTTCTTGCCAATGATAAGAGCGGGAAAGTCCTTATAGCAAATGTTCATGTCAACAGTGTTAACCGTGATACCTGGCATAGTTGCCATGCTGGTATATTGCCACATATCGACCGTTGCGCCCACATCGGGCTTTTCATGCGGCTTGCCGTCGTTGATACCGAATTTAGCAATCCATAGCGTGTATTTTGTCACGCCCTTTAGATAGGTGTTGTACCAGCTTTCGAAAGTGTAAATACCAGCGAAATACCCCGCCTTTTCAAGTTCGCTGCAAAAGTATTCCGATGCCTTTCTAGAAAGCGCTTCGCATCCCTGGTTTTCGGTATCGAAGTAAACGGGATAGGAAAGCTTGCGCCCCTTCAAAAGCCTTTTAGCGTGCGCAACCTCGCTTTTAACGTGCTCCATAGTGTTAGCGTAGCTGTAAAGGTAAACCCCGTAAGGAATGCCCAATCTCTCGCATTCGGTGACGTTGCGCTCGTATTGCTCATCATCTTGACTTGTAATGTCATCACCGAAACCGCAACGGATGATAGCGCCGTCAATATGCGGCTTGACCTTTTCCCAATCAATAACGCCTTGATGCTCTGAAACGTCAATAATTTTAAGCTGCATGATCACCACGCTCGATTTCTATTTCTTCTTTACATTCAGGCAAACCCGCAAGGCTAGTGAGCATAGCAGCAACGAAACCGCTAGCCATGCAACCTACGATGTAAGGCCAATCAAGTGAAACGATGTTAACCATATCCGAACCGATCAAAATAACCCCGATTTGTGCCGCCGTCCTGATTCCACGAACCGCCGCGCATTTAAGCCATTTCTTGCCCATGATTTTTACCTCTTTCCATTAGGGTATATATATTCCAATTATACCATAACGGGCATGGGTATTTCACCATTCGACAAGCTACGACAAGATAAAATAGCCGTTTTCCTCAAACGCTTCATAATGGCGTTTGTCCCATGCTTCGACGGCTTTGGCTTGCGTTTTATATTTATCGGTACACGCTCCGCACCTGTAGCATTCGCACCAATAACCGTATTCGATATAGATAAACGCTTTGCCCCCGCAAAACGGGCATGGTTTCAATTCTTCCATGATTACCCCCTAATACGCGAAAGCGCAAGTAAACAGCAACATGATAGCGCCTATGCTCATGATCACATTGCTTTCAGCCATCTTGCCAAGTAACAGAATCACGATAGCTAGCAGCTCCCATGATAAAGCCGTTACAAACGCCATTACTCGCCTTCTTTCTCTGTAATTGCACTTTCCAATTCTTTATAGAAATCCGCCATATTATTTAGATTTTTTACTTGCTCGTCTTTTTCTTTACCTGGCAACATTCCGCGCAAATTCAGCCCGTAATTACAAATTGCCGCCGCCGCCGCAATTTGGGCAAAACCCATGATAACGTCAAGCTTGGTTTCGTCCATTATTCGCCCCTTTCAATGTCTGCGCGTATGAGCTGCTTAATATAGCCCTGCTTGTTTCCGCAAGTCTCCAATTTCTTGATAATGTCCGCATCGGTGCGCTTGTTAAGCCCTAGCATAATCTGTTTGATATGGCCTTTTTTGTACTTTGCCAATGCTTTTTTCTGTGCTTCTGTGATCATTATTCCCCCTATCGTTTCGGTTTCCTGCTTGCGATGTTGCGCGGCTTGTTCTTATGCGCGTTCACCTGCCCAAGCTTGCGCCTGTTTGCGCGATTGTTAGCAATGAAGAAGTTTTTCGCCCCTCCCTCTTTCCGCTGCTTGATGATTTCGTCAAACATTGCCTTGATCATTGTTTTTCCTTTCTATCCTTAGCCCCGCCGCCCTATGCGACGGGGCTTAATGCCTGTTTGCTTATTTAGTATTACGCATATACTATTTCGTCGTTTTCATCTACGATGTAAAAATGCTCGTTTTCCTTAACCTGGCTTTTTGCAAACGCAACAACCATTTCTAGCGCTTCATCATGCAGCGTATCGCGGCATTCGTTATCGTTGCTGTTGTTGTGGTAGATGATTTCGTAAGTCTTGGTCATTTCGGGTTTCCTATCTCCCTTTCGATGTTTTCATTATATACCTATACGGGTATTTCTATCGTGTGATTCTATACCTACACATTTAGAACACAAAAGGAAAGGCACCGCCGAAACGATGCCTTTTCCCCACGTGTACGCCCTTCTATTCGGGCATTAAGTATTATAAACCAAGCAGGCCGCTAACGTCTTTAAATCCTTCGCGTAACTTTGCCTTGCGCCTATCCTCCCCGATAACCTCCACGGGAACGCACATTTCGAAAAGCCTTGAATAGATGCGCTGCCGCCTTGTTTCGTTGGCGTTGGTCATTTCCTTTGCGGTTAGGTTGGTCGTTATGATCATCGGCTTACCGCTCCTATAGCGCGAATCTATGATGTTATGAACCATTTCGCCCATGTATTCTGTTTCGCGTTCCGCTCCAAGATCGTCTATTACAAGCAGCTCGTATTTGTTAAGGCCGTCTAGATAAGCCTGCTTGCCGTCGAACGTGCCGCCTATGGCGTTTGCAAGCCTTGCAAAGTTCGTGACCATGCAGGGATAGCCCCTATCAATCAATGCGTTTGCTATGCAGGCCGCTAGAAAAGTCTTTCCCGTTCCCACATCGCCGTAAAGCAAAAGCCCCTTTGAACGTTGGCGCATTTCCCCGAAGTTATCAACGTAGTTATGCGCAATTGTGGATAACTTAGGCGTTTTGCCGTCATCGGCTGCAAAGGTCATTGCTTGCATGTCCGAATCTGGGAAACCAAGCCGCCGCATTTCGCTAATCCGCTGCATCTTTTCGCGCTGCTTCGTCTCGGCTGCTTCCCTATCGCGCCTTTCCGCTGCACATTTGCACAAACACAAGGGCTTTCTAACCTTGCCAAATAGCTCTATTTCAATCTGCTTAGGCGTGCCGCATTTGCCGCAATGCAAAAGGCCGTTTTCGTAGTAGTCCCCTGGTTCATGCTTGATTTGCGATGCCTGTTCTATACCGTCTATAACCCTTTCCAGGTTCATTGTCTCTACCCCCTGCTTACTGCATGGAATATGTCATCTAGCGAATGATCTTGTTCGTGTACGGGCTTCACCTTGCCGCCGTTTTTGAGTTCGAAGAATCCGCGCCAACCGTTCATGATTGATTGCTCAACAATCGCCGTTTGCGTTGCCGTATCATCAGAAAGGCTTTTCAAGCTGTTTAAAAGGCGCTTCATGCCCTCGTTAGAAACGGGCTTTCCGCTTTGCTTTCTAGCGCGTATAAAGTCGTTTAACGATGCCCTGAGCGTTTCATCTTGCGTGAACTCGATAATTTGCGCATTTACGCTCATACCCCTTGTTTCTATTGTTTCCGCTTTAGTTTCTGTATCTATATTATGGGTTACAATTTCTTGTACACCCCCCCTACAAGATTCTTGTACACCCCCTATAAATTTTTTGCACACCCTGTAATCATTGAACGTAACGCCGCTTTCAATTCGCGTGCGTTTTTCTATCAAGCCTTTCTCGCACAACTTGGCTAGGTTGTTTGAAACGGTCGTTTTAGATGCTTGGCACCATGTAGAAAGATAACCACGCGAACCACGAAACCACGATTCGCCATCTTGGGAAAACCCGAAAATAACGGCAAAGATTATTAGCTCGTTGCCCGATAAGTGAAGATCGTTAACCATGAATGCTTGAATGCCTATATACGAATTCTCTTTCACATCCATTTTTACACCGCCTAAAACAAAATGCCGTCCGATTAGGTGCAGCTAACCGAAAGGCATTTTATGTTTGCAAGTATAGCATTGTTCCAGGTCTGCACACCTGGCTACACGCAAAGCGCACGGGCGAAAGGAAACAGTAAAAGGAAACTCCCGCACGCCTTGCGCGTCTAGTATTCTACTACTTTTCAAGCCAATAAACGCTGTACGTGCAAGAATGACCGAAACGATTTTTCCTTGTTTGCGTTTTCTGGCCTATCTTCACACCGTCAGCCCTTAGATCATGAATCCTGCTAGCCAACCTGGTAACGCCCAATTCCTTAAAAGCCGTATTGGTTGAAATTGAGCCGCAACGCTCCATGTACATTTTCACTAGTTCGCATTGGTTCATAGCTCTAGCCCCTTCAAACGCTCGATGCTTTTTTTCAGCTCGTTTGCAAGCTCCAAGCATTGCCCACAATAGCCGATGCCGTAACATTCCCACTTGCAAAGCCCGTTATCGTAAAGGTAATCGCAAACCCTGTTGTTTCGGGTTAACCAATCGTCTAGCTCATCACAAATAATTACGTCCGAAATGCTGAACGAATTCTTTTCTTGTCCCATAAGCCTTTTCCCATCGCTTTTGACACAAACGCCGCAAATGATCGTTTAGTTTCTTGTCGAAATGAACGCCTGCATTGCTCATGTTGTGATGCCTTGCGCATAGGTACACCCAACAGCCGTATTTCTCCGATACTTCCCGCCTACCGTTTCCAGGGTAGATATGATGCCTATGTAAGTTTAACGTAGTACCGCAAACGTAACATTGGCGCTCATCGCTAATTAACGACCTGCTCATGATTGCCCCCATTCGCGGGAAATCTGCTCGTTAAGTATCCTAATTTGCAGCTTGATAGAGTTAATAGCTTCTAGATTTGCCTGGTAAACGGCTTTCGCGCAATCCCTTTTAAAACGCGCTTCCGCTACGCTGGGAATTCCGTAACAAGTCTTGTCGATCATGCCTATAGCCATACCGTCATCGCGCAATTTCAGGCATTCGGTACGCAACAAGATTTTGTAATCCCTTTCCGCTTGCGCGTATTCGCTGCCCGTTTGCCTTAACATTCTAACGCTTTTATCCAATTGGGCTATTTTGGCTTGCAGCTCTTGGAATAGCTCGAACTCGCTCATTAGTACGGGATATCATCATCATAGACGCTTGCAGGCGTATAGTTACCTTGCGTCTGGTTTTGGCCTTGCTTGCGCGGTTCCAGGAAATCAAGCGAATCAATGATCACGTCCGTTGTATAGAACCGCTGCCCGTTCTTTTCATAAGAACCCGTTTTGATGTGTCCAACGATGCCGATTCTATCACCCTTGCTCACATATTGACTGAGCAATTCAGCCGTTTTGTTAAAAGCCGTGCATCTGATGAAATCAGCGCCCGAATCTTTCTTTCGCCTATCGACGGCAAGCGTGATGTATGCAACCGCCGCGCCGCTTGGCGTTCGCCTTTCCTCTACTTCTTTAGTCAAGCGCCCTATAAGATTAACAGTATTCATGCTTTCCACCCTTCAAGTAATCATGTACTAGCTGCCATGCCATATCCTCGTTAACGGGAATCTCCACGAAACGCCGCACCAAATCCCGCAAGTGAACGCCCCGCAAGAATTCCCATTCAACGCCGTAACATTGCCTATACGCGATGCGGTAAAGGTTCAATTGAGCGGCTAGATATTGCTTGTCAAGCTGTGCCGTTCGCTTTATGTCAGCGCCGCCAACCTTGCCGCCCATTTCCAAAACGAGATCAAGCCGCCCCGCCGCTATCGGTTCTTCGTCCATGAACAATATAACAGGCGTTTCGTTTTCCTTGACCGTGAAACCAAATTGCCTTTGCAGGAATGCGAAATTTCGCACTTCGGGAAAATCAGACGTTTCACCCGTCGTGCAATACCGCTCTATGGCTTCATGTATCGCCGTCCCCTTGTCAGCCGCCGCACGTAATACGGATTTGGAAACATGCGCGTACTTGCCGCCGAACCTGCTTTGCAATACCTCCGTTATGCTGGGAACGATAACGCCATCAACTAAATATATATGGCCTGCTTCGTAGAATTCGAGCGTTCGCCCGTTAATTTCCTTCGTGTAGTCCATCGTTTCCGCTTTCGTCTATTGCGCCTATCTTCATCAGGATTTCGCGCAATTCCTCTATTTCCTCTGGGTCTGCTTGCGCGTTGTTCTCGCGCCGCTTGCCGTTTAGAACCGCTAGAATCTGCATAAGGTCTAAGCCCCCTTTAATGCTCCATCCCCTGTTACATGCAAACGACGCGATTGTATTGTAACTAAGCCCTGTTGCCGCCGCTATTGATGAAACCTTATAACGTTTCAATCATGAACCCCTCACTTTCACGCGCACGCTAGATTTAACGGGCGAAATCTTGACATAGCTATCATATGTTTCTGGATGGTCTACCTTGAATTTTCCTGTATCGAACTTTTCACGGTAACTAGGCGCAACGTATGTGATTTTAAGATCATCGGTTTCAATGCTTAGAATGTTCTTAGATTCCATTTCTTTTAAAATGGCATTCTTCAATTCTTCTTCTTGGTCTTTGATCTGCTTTGCTTGCCTTTCGAATTCGGCAATCTTGGCGCTAATTTGCGGGTCAAGCAATGCCGTGCCGCCATCTACTTTAATCAGCTCCATTTGCTTTCTCCTTTGCTTCCTTTTCGCGTTTCAGCTTTCTTAGCTTCGTTTCGTACTCATCGGGGTAAAGCGCCTTTAGAATCGGGTTTATATCATCGGATACTTTCAAACCTTCATCGTTCCATGTAAGACTAGCATTATCGAAAATCGCGTTATAAAGCATTTTGTTTTCAAACGCTTCATTTTGCAGTACGTCGTAAAACTCCCTGGATATCTTCACCATATCAGACATTTAATTAACCCCCTTCAATTTAGATATAAGCTCAGATGCCTTGCTCATCGGCAAATCTTCTATTCTAGCGATATTGTTACGCTGCAAAAGCGTGGTTAGGTTATCGCCCTGATAGGTTTGCAGCAAGATAGCAACCTGCTTAGGCGTTGCCTTGCGCTCGTTCTTCGCGTTCATCTTCTGGTTAGGGCTTTCGCTATTCGGGTCATCGCCCGTGGCAACCATAAACGTATTTGCAAGGTAGTATTTCAAAGCGCCTGTGTAAGCCTTGTAACCCGCCTTATCGCCCTTGTCGATGCCCTCACCCGTGATAACGGTTTCCTCATAAAAACCCGTGTCAATGTCAAAAAGCGTAAAAACGATTCTGGGCATTCGCCCGTTAGCTTGCTTTTCGCTACCCTCAAAAGTGTTGTATTCCAGTTCGGTAAATTTCAATTCCAGCCCGTGAGCGCTGAAAAGTTCGGTAAACAGCTCTTTGTATTGCGCTTCTGAAAAGTAGCTGTAATGATCAAACTTGTTTTCGCCGCCCTTGGCTAGAACGCCCTTTTCCTTTAGCGCCTTGCGCAAGCTGTTTTTCTTCTTCTGCAAACCTGCATTGTATTTTAACCAGTCCGCAACTGGTAACGTGTTCATATCCATTTCAAACCCTTTCAAGCGCTTTAATGTGTTCTGGGTCTGTCAGATCGTATCCCTCGTACTTGGAAAGAAAGTCATTCAACGTTTCCCGCCTGCACTTTTAACAGCCAATCTTGATAAACTGCAAAAGCCCCGCCTTTCTAAGTTTGTGAACGTAACTAACATTCGTTTTAAGAACCTCGCTAACCTCCTTAACGGTCAACAATTCGCCCACACGGTTCACGCTCCTTTAAATAGTTCTTCATAGCTCTTGTTGTAATGGCGGCAAATAGCGTCTATATCGTGGATAGACCAGGAAACAACACCGTTTAGCCGTCTGCTAACAGCAGGTATGGAAACGCCTAACAATGATGCCAGGGTTTCCAACGTGTCTCCATGCCTAGCCATTTCAGCGGCTAGATCAGGAAACATGACTTTCTTCCCTTCCATTTCGCACATACTTTCCCAAAAAATAACTACACGATTAGAGTAATCCCGTTTTTGGCAAAATGCAACAAAAAATTAACGCTACGTGGTAATATATTCTTAATACAACAAAAACCTTTCAATATGTGAACAAATCTAGTAATATAAAGTTAAACCTGGTTAAAGGTGGTGAAAAAATGTGTCAAATGATAATTTTTACGAGTTTTTTGGTCGTAGGCTAAAAAACCTACGCAAGAAAAAGAACGTCACCCAAGCTGAAATAGCAGAACTTCTAGAAGTAAGCCCTACAACGATAGTGAACTATGAAAACGGTTTGCGTAAGATGCCGCTTGATATGGTCGTTAAAGTTGCCGATTATTGCAAGGTTAGCGTTGATTCCCTTTTGGGAACGAAAAACAAGAAAACGAAAATCGCCCAAAGCTGGAATGCTAATTTCAGCAGGGAAATTTTCACGCCCGAGGAAATGGGCGAAATCATCAATTACGTGAATTACATTTTATACAAAAGGAATGAGAATTAATGGCGAAAGTATCAGTTAGAAACAGGAACAAAAACAAGGAGGATAAGAACGGCAAACCGAAAAAACCCAATTGGGAATACCGTTTCGAAATGGCAAGCGTTGACGGCAAGCGCCGCCAAATGAGCAAAGCGGGTTTCGCATCGGAAAAAGAAGCCTATAACGCTGGCATTGCCGCATTGAACGAGTACAATAACGGGCATCAGGTCATCAGGCCGTCAGATATGAGCTATGCGGATTACTTGGATATATGGTTAGAAAAGTTCGTAGCGGTTCACTTGAAGCCGAAAACGTATGAAGCTTACAGGGGGCAAATCAACAACCATATAAAGCCGATGATAGGCCATTACCGCCTAAGCGCCCTAACGCCTGCGATCTTGCAGGATTTCGTAGACAAGGTGAAAGCAAAGAAGATTTCGAAGAACTACCGTATAAACATCATCGGTACTATGAAAAGCTCTCTAGATTACGCCGTAACGCCTTTGCAGTACATCAAATACAATTACGGTAAAATGGTCATCGTGCCGCGCATGGTAGACGATAAGAGCGCAAGGGTTATTTTCGCGTCTGAGGATTGGGAAAAGATAAGCCGCCGTTTTCCACTTGGTCATAAATACAGAATCCCGCTTGTGATCGGATACCATACGGGAATGCGGATTTCAGAAGTTCTAGGGTTAACATGGGATAGAATCGACCTAGAAGCTGGAACAATCACGGTAGATAGGCAATTGCTACGCTACAAGAAGAACCAAGACCCTGTTAAATGGTGTTTCGCACCGCCAAAATCGAATGCGGGTACACGTGTTATAAGAATCGGTGAAACGCTGGTAAACGAGCTGAAAGCCGAATTAAAGAACCAAAAGAAAAACCGTCTCTTGTATGGGGAATATTCAGCGCGTTACACTACACGCTCATTAGTGGATACTTTCGAGGAAAAGCTAATAGAGATCATCCCAGCCGAAACAGACACCGTTGGCCTTGTGTGCGTTTCCGAAGATGGTAGACACATGACAAATTCGCGGTTCATGCACGCCGCTAGAACGATCAATCAGGAATTGGGTATCAAGTTCAATTTTCATAGCCTAAGACACACTCACGCAACCTTGCTTGCAGAAAACGGGGTTAACGTTAAGAACCTCCAAGCGCGTCTTGGTCATGAATTGGCGCAAACGACTATGCAAACTTACGTACATGATACCGAAAACATGCAAAATCAAGCCGTGGACACATTCGAAAGGCTTGTTCGTGGACAAAAATAAAACGTGGGCAAAACGTGGACAAATGAAGGTCAACGGCAAGCCCACGCATACACTAGGCCGCGCCGTATCAACGTTTTAACAACCTTCCCACTTTAAATCCTCGCTATTATGTAATAGTGAATGCAAAAACTAATGAAGAAAAAACCCCGCCAAATCAAGCGGGGTTTCTTGCTGTACAAGGCTTTATAATGCAGCGCCGATAATCTAACATAATCTAATGTAATCTAATTTAACCGCCTTTAACCTGTGTCCACGTGGGCAAAATGCGGACAAAATTTTGTCCACGTAGGCAAAAAATTAACCCCTCGTTTGAAGGGTTTTCGTTTATGCCAGGTTTTCGTTAACTTCTTTTACAAATCCGTCAAGATCGTAAATTTCATATCCCCGCGATTCCCTGTAATCATACGTGAAATCGAAGCCGTCACATGTTACGTCGTTTTCTTCCAACCAGGTTTCAAGTTCCGAATTCAATTCGCAAACTTGCTGCATAAGCTTGTTCATGCGATTAATTTTTTCGATCATGTATTTTGGCATTTGCTTCGTCATTTCGGGTTTCCTTTCTCTCTCTTTCCGACGATGTAATTATATACCTATACAGAAAGGGGAAAGCCCAAAATTATATATTAGTCTATACCTACATAAACCCTTCACAAAATGCCGTTTGCGTTTGCCCTGGTAGATGGATTGCTGTAAGCCGTTCTAAGGTGCCGTTTTGCTTTCAAAGGGCATATATACCCTGTATTTATCGCGTTTCCTGCTCGATAATCGGCAACTTGTCAACTTCCGTCTTGAGCCGTTGGCATGTCCCGTTGCCGCCCAACTCTTGATATGGTTCGTAAAGGTATTTCAGATTGTCGTATTCTTCCGTTGTAACTGAGCCGCGCTTTATTAGCTGCTTGCTTATATCGAATACCCTATCATGTAGCAGCGCCTTTAAAGCCCTGTCCTCTGCTGATTCGCATTTCCGCTTGCGCTCGTACATCCCAAGCATGAAAGCCCAAAAGCCGCTAGAAGCGAATACGGAAACTATCACGGTAATTATCAATTCCTCCATGATCACCCCTCCTAATCGAACTCCAAAACCATAGTTTCAATACTGACCGTTTCAGGCGTGTTGTTGGTGCCATTATAAGCGCTAGTTTTCGTGAGCTGGAATGTTAACGCATTGTCCATAGGTTCAGAAATGCTAACCGTGATGGTGCTATCCGTGAGCACGTTGTAACCTCCCGAAACGAAAGCCTGCGAAAGCGTGTAACCTCCGTCCGCATTTCTTACGTTCAATTTCATAGTAGTACACGAAACGGATAGATTGTTGATGTTTTTGGGCAATACAACGGAAAAGCGCAACGATGTATTGTTGCTCGTTGTCATGCCCACAACCTGCAAATTGGTTATCGTTAGCACGTCCCCAGACTTGAAGAAAAGCGCATCGAAAATGTTCTTGCCTTTTACCTCTAGGCTTTCCTCATCAACTGGGAAACAGTTCACGCCTACCGATGACAAAGCACGGTCAAAGAAGATGATAGGCATACCACGCGAAACGTAAAGGTTATAGCTCGTAGTCATGCCGAACCTGTCAGTTAGCGTGACCTTTACCGCCCAACCGTAAGCGTTATCTAGCTGTATAGTAGATTGCACGTTGTCTTGCAGCGTCCCCGTTACCGTGGCTGAACTATCGCCGTCTTTCGTGCAACTGTAACTAATGCTGATGGTGTTGGTGCCGTTTACGGATGCGTAACGAGCATCAACGTTTATATTCGTTGCCGTATAGAAATTGTTCTGCCTTTCGAGCGTGATAACCGCGCTTGGTGTCCAAAGCGCCAACATGCTAACGCTGATCGTCTTGGATGCCGTCAAGCCCCTGGAATCGGTGACGGTTATAACAGCGTCAACGTCGTTACCCGAATTGATTACGGCATTGCCGCCCGTGGCTGTGCTTCCGCTAACCGTCAAGCTGTAAGTATTTCCATTGACTTTTACCGAAACACCCGCAACCGTTGCGGATTTCTGAGCCGCTAGCCCCGTTGCCGTGTATCGAACCGTTGACTTGTTCTGTATGATCAACTGATTATTGCCCGTTATAGCCGTCGTTGCGCTGTTAACGTCCGCATACGAGCCGCCACCAATGCTGGGCTTGCACGCCGCCGCATCAACGGAATACGTGCCGCCCGTCTTTACAACTGCATTGCCGTTGTAAACACATCGAATCTGGTATGTTGCGCTCTTGGCATTGGGAATGGTTGCGTATAGCTGGTTTTGCGAACTGGTAGCGTTGATGCCGCTATATGAAGTGCCTGAAACCGTCCAATTGTTCGCAATCGTCGTGCCGTTCGCTACAACGTAAAACGTGAACGAGCGCCCCAGGGGATTGTAGAACTTTATCGTTACCTTTTTACGTTGTA